ACCCCCTTGTCAAAAAGACATATTCAGAGGTAATTAAATGAATGGTATAAATCCTCGTTGGTTCTACATCAAATCCAATACCATAACTAAGTAACTAGTTAAAATTTGATGCTTTTGGTTGTTTTGTGTAAAACAACGGTACAACCACAACTGCTTGGTGCTGAATGTGAGAGCAACATCCATAACCCCATAGTTCTGATGACTCTTGACCTCATCTCCGAAAGGATAAATAGGCATTGATGCGGTTGGCTATGTAAACAAATTGAAAGAGTTTTAATTTGGCTTTCAATTGACCTATAGGGTGGGATGGCATAGCAAGTTGTGCAGCTAGACTGTTACTAGTCAGACACTTCCTATCGTTAAAGAAAGAATGTCAACAGTTTAAATAAGACCTTTTTTAAATTTAAAAAGAAGAGTTCTCTTGATTACGACATTCACTCAACTTCACTTTCATAAGCATGAAGTTTCTTTGATGAGGGATGTAAAGGGGGGATTGTATTCCAACCATAAATAAATGAAAAAAAGTCGTATTTAAAAGCCATTTTTTAGGTGAAATATTTGGAAAATAAAAAAACTTTATATATCTTTGCAGAAATGAGAGGACATTCAATACTAAAAGACATCTTTACCGACCACATTGAACAAGAACCTAACGAATCAGACCTATACACCACAAGAGAGGAAATACAAGACGCAGAACTAAACGACCCCAATGAGACTGGACGTATTAATTGGGACAAGTTTGATGAACTAGTGAAAAATACAAAAAACACAATTGCGGTAAAAGTAAGACGCTTCAAAACAGTAATTGAAGCATATGACAGAACCAATGGACAGTTAATCAATCAATATGACTCATACAAGGAAGCAGCAATGGATTGGTACACAACACCAGAATTGATAGCATCCTACTGTAGAAAAAAAGTACCGTATCTCAAACGCAATGTGCTCTTCAAGACTAGGAAAATAAGAATTTCAGCAAAAGATAACAATGAACGCCAAGGGACGTAAAACTTATGTATACAAGGACAAGAATCTAATAGCAACAGTAGATACAGCCTCAAAAGCAGCAGAAATCGCACACACATCAACAACCATTGTATCAGAGTGTGCAAACGGCAACAGACTTAATACCTTCAATGGCTATTGGTTCTCATATAAACCCTTATCCAACGAAGAACTTAATGAGGCGTACAGAGTTAAAGAAAAACGCCCACAACGCTCCAATGACGAATGCTACGAGCAACTCTCACCAACCCAACGCATACAAGTGAATTGCGATGACAGAAAGGTCTTCTACTTGGAGCGCTCTAGAAAAGCAAGGATAGCACAGTTGAAACAGTACATTGTAACAAATCTAGAGTTTAAGTGGCAAACGCAAGACAAAAAGGCTACCGCACTAGAAAGACGGTTTCTCAAAGAAATATTGGAGAGTCTAGAGTAAGTCAGTTTCAAAATTCATATAGATAAATGTATTAAATGGGACTCGTATAGTTGTGAAACTGGTGACGAGTCCCTCTTTTTTTTCTGCTTAAATCACCATATCATCAACCATCGAAGCAATCTCTTCATCTTTGGTTAATTGGTGAACATACGTTGCAATAGTATTTGGAGACCTTGCCATAAGACTAGCCAAACCACTCACAGTAGCACCACCAGAATTCAAATAGTGATTTGCAAACGAATGACGAGCAGTATAAAAAACAATTTTGTCAATCTCAACAAGTGGAAGATTCAAATCTTCATCAACATTCTTCTGTATAATCATTTGATTAATCTCTTCAAATGCTTCCCTAACATGCTTTGTGGCAACCTCACAATTGCGATTCGATTGTTTAACCATCTTGTCTTCATCATCAATCGTTATAACTGGCCATATCCTCTCACCAACACTGCTGCCCATATAATGCTCAATGGCAATAATGGCAAACAAATCCCTCTTCCAACGAACATGAACATCCCTATTGGTCTTCTTTCTTTTGAAGTCAAACGCATAATAACGCTCACCATTAATCATCATGTGACTGCATTCAACCTTCTTCATCTTCACCACATCCACAGGGGCACTACCATTCAATTTGTAACACAGTAAAAACCATAATATACCCCATTCTCTACTTGTACGCTTGGAAAGAGCTTCAAATGCGCCATCTCTGTATGTCCAACGATTTCCATTACGAACAATGACCAAATCAAGCCAATAATCCATTAACATCTTTATGTGAAGCTTATCTAAGAAGTAATTGCGCTCACCTCGTTTATAAACTTGGGTAAACTTGAATTCTCTAAATGGAAATGAATCACTAGTTGTAACCCTCTTAGCAATTGCATAGTTCCATACAGCAGCAACACATGATAAGATGTCCTTAATTGTACCATCACAAACACTAGACTTGGTTGACAACCATTTGGTGAAATCCTTCACAAAACTCAAATCCAATTCATCAACTATAAAGTCATCATGACGCTTGTACTCACATAGCTTGCGATAAGCATACATGTATCTGTTAGAACTGTTAGCAGAAAGCCTTCTCTCATCAATCAAAGAATCCATCAACGATTTATAAGAGTTTTTTATTGGAGACGATTCTACACCACCCTTATATCCCTTCAACAACATTTCACATGTGTAAGGTTTACATTCAAACTCATACTCGTTTCTCTTGTCTATAACTCGCTGCTTGATGTCACTTAACATCTTGTTCAATACTGGGGCATTTGGACTCTGTGCCTTTATAATCTCTCGTTTAGCGTCCCAATATTTGGGCAAACAACTAACTCCACAAGCCTTCTCCAAGCGACCATGCCAACATACAACAACGTAAATTGGGTACTCGCCAAAACGATTCTGACGATTAAGTTTTTGAACTAATCTGATTGATGCTGATGATAATTTTGCCATAAAATAAATGATTTAAAATTTTGGCAAAGATAAAAATTAAAATTGGAATATACAAGAAAAATAGAGAAAAAGTTATTTTCCATGTCTCATTTAAACTCTCATATAAATGGAATTTGTCACAAACAATTATTTAATTTTCCCTTTAAAATGGCTATTTTTTATATATAAGGGTATCGCAAAAGTAGAATCCTTGAAAAACACTGGAAACCCTTTAAACAAAGGGTTTTGAAAAACATGAAAAACACAATGTCTCATTTTTGTATTCATTTAAAAAAATATTTTTTCATTTTTTCTGCATTTTTTGAAAGATGGTGATATTTATTATTAAATGAAAAACACAATGAATTATTTTATGAACAATGAAAAAAATGATTTGCAGATGCTTTATGATTTCAATTATGAAAAAGGATTGTTCGATGAAATAAGACCAGAGAAAGAGAAATCACAGATTGATGCAACTGCAAAACATAAGCAACGAGAGTTTGCCGTTGAACTTAAACGAAGGCTTATACCAAAGAGCATGTATAAGTCGATTATGATTGAAGACTACAAGTATGCTGAATTGATGATGGAGTACCAGTTTAATAAGAAAGAACCACTATACATCAACTTCTTAGACGATGCTGTAGTAATTTTCAATTTAAATAAACTCAAGCATAAACCCAAGCTTAGAATCATGAACATTAAATCTGAAGGGTATGACAAACTACAACTACAAGAACGCAGGTATATGCTTGATATAAATGATGCTGTAATATATGATTGGAAATGCATGACAAAGACTTATTCATAAACTATATAAATGACCATTACTCAGAATTGAAGAACAAATACTTCAAGTTCTGCCAAGAGAAAGATTATGATTGGAGTGAAGATGTATTCCAAGACACCATACTGAAATGCTACCAGAGGATTGAGAAAGTAGGAAAACTGAAAGACACATCATCATATGGCATTGAATCATACTTTTTTAAATCATTTAAAAACAACACATTGCTAGAAAAAGTATATTGTCGAACTAAAAACAGAGACTATAACATAAACAGCGATAACATCAATGACATTTATGAGAACTGGTACAACAACCATAATTCAACAGCTAGAGAGAAGCTTATAAACGACTTATACAAGGATTTTGCAACGTTATACATTATGTTGCAAGTTGAAAATAATTTTGACAGTGAGCATTTCTATTTGTTTAGGGTGAAAGTATTAACACCAGATATGACGTTCAAAAAACTAGCTGAGCAAACCAAAGTAAAAGCATCTAGAAAGAAAGTAATTGATGTCATGCATTGGGTTAAGGAAAACGTCTCAAAAGAACAAATAAAGAAAGCTTTCAATGAAATCTATGGAAATTTAATTTAAACTATGGGAACATTAATTGAAATCATAACAATTTTTTTTATATTCTTTGTGGTGAGCCATGAAGCGTATTACTTTATTGAAGTTAAGGGAATGCCTTCATGGTTAAACTACAAACCATTTTCATGTAGACTCTGCTTCACATTCTGGACTCTAATCACCATATATACAACATTTTTGCTCAGTTTTCAATGTTTATATTTGGGTATAGGTGGTATTATACTTGCAATCTTAAATGCAATTGCAATGAAGGTAGACCAAAAACAGAAGACCATACATTTGGATATTTAACATTTTTTATATATCTTTGCAAAAAATCTGATATTATGGAAAAAAGAGAGTATCAAAAACAATGGGAACTCAAGAACAGAGAGAAAAGACTTGAGTACAAGAGGAAGTACTACCAAGCTCATAAAGATGAGGTAAGTAAGAAATACCAAGAAAAGAAAGAGGAAATACTTGAGAAGTCTAGAGAACGTTACCAGCTTAAAAAGGAAGAAATGAAAGAACGTTTGAAGGCTTACAACAAAACAAAGTATGGTAGAGCATTATATCTTCTAGGTGGATATAGAAGATTAGACAATGAAGCCAATAGAGGTGTATGCACTCTAACAGCACAGTGGATTGTTGATAATATTTTCTCCAAGACTTGTCATTACTGTGATGAGAGTGATTGGACTAAACTTGGGTGTGATAGAATGGATAACACTAAACCACATACTCCAGATAACTGTGTTCCTTGTTGCTATCATTGTAACTGCAAGAAACATACAATGGGGTATGATGAATTTAAGAATAAAACAATTAAAATATAAGAATATGATGAATTACACATGGACAAATGATGATGTTAAATTAGTAGAGAAGTTTATTGAAATTAAGAACAAAGGCTTCTATTGCGATGGAAAACAACTAACTAGCGTATATAATAGAATACTCCATAAATCAGTTAATCCAACGAACTGTGGGTCATGCTTGCGACAGAGAGTTAATGAACTTGAACAAGCTCTCAACAGTTTCAAAAAGCAGATGGAAGTAAGCGGTTTGACTGCAAATGAACTTACCAATGAAATAAAAGCGATAGAGGATGAAATCCAGCCTTCTGAGAGCGTTTCAGATGCTCAGCCATCAACTATGAAGGAAGGTGAAAATAAAGCTGTTAAAAGAGCAGCAAGAAATAAGAAAGGGTAACTAAATGAGTAATTTTGCAGAATCACATTCATTACCAACATTTGCTGAGAGGAAAAAAGCTATGAAGTCTGAGAAACAGAACCTAAATCCAATAGCTAATGAACGTTGGTTAAGGGCAGATGAAATAGTTGACCAAGTATACTGCGATATGGTGAATGGTCATTCAAACAGTGATATTATAATGAAATTCGAAAATCAGCAATATGAAGGTCAGAAAAAAGCAATTAAGTACAGAACAGCTCTTGACTATATAAATGCTGCAAAAAGCAGATTAAAGTATGACTTTGAGTCTGATATGAAGGATTTAAGAGCTGATGTATACGCAAAACTCTTAGCTGTTTATGCTGATGCAATTGCTGATGATGACAGATATAATGCTTTAGGAGCACTAGACAAGATATTGAAGTTAGGTGGAATTGATAAACCCCAGACTGCCATCCAGATAAATGGTGGTGAAGACGGTGGAATAACTGTAAATTTTGGGTTTTCGAACAATGAATAATTTGGATTTTTAACATTTTTTATATATCTTTGCTAAAAATTATAAATTATGATTTATAAAAATTTCAGCAAATACGACATTGATGTGGAAAACGGCACTGTTTATTCATTCGTTAAAAAGAAGCTGTTGATACTTAACAATCGAAAAGATGGGTATGTTGGTTGTTGTGTGAGAGATGATAAAGGCAACATTTATGACAAGTTTCATCAAGTGGTTTTTTGTATTACAAGAGGTATCACCAAGGATGAAATACCAAGACATGATAATGGTAGGTTATATGAAGTAGACCATATCAATGGAATAAGGAATGATAACAGACCAGAGAATCTTAGATTATTATCACACAAGGATAATGTCAACAACCCAATCACAAGAGAACGTTTGCGTAAATTTGGTGAAGATAATCCAAATTTTGGTAACCATTTATCTGAAGAAAATAAGCGAAAAATATCTAGCACTAATTCTAAAAGAGTTGACCAAATTGATATTGTCACTGGAGAAGTTATACGTACTTGGAAGTCTGCTACAGAAGCAAGTTATAATGGGTTTTGTAGAAATTCAATTATTTTAGTTCTTAGTGGAAAATATTCACATCATAAAAATTTTATTTGGAAATATGCCGAAAATAAACTTTCAAATTAATCTCACACCAAAACAACAAGAAGCCTACGAAGCGCTGCATGATAAAGACGTTAAGTTCTTAATTGCTCGCTGGAGTAGGCAATGTTAGCGGAAAAACAGTACTAGCAGAAATAATGCTAATAGAATACATGTGCAAGCAAAACACATTCAATGCGTACATATCGCCAACATATTCTCAAGGTAGAAAAGTTTATAAGGAACTCGTTGACCTCCTTGAGCCAACTGGTATCATTAAGAAAGCAAATGCTACAACATTGACTATTGAAACGATATATAAGAGCACATTCCAAGCGTTTTCAATGGATTCTCCAAACTCTATAAGAGGCTACACCGTAAGTGGTATATTAGTGATGGATGAATGCTCGTTTTTTGCTGATACATTAACAGATGGCTCAGACCCTTGGTCATCAGTAATAATGCCAATTACCAAAGCAAGAAAGCCAAAAGTATTAGCTATTAGTACCCCAAAAGGGAAAAGAGGTTTTTGGTACAATATGCATCTCAAAGCAGTAGAAGGTGAGAAGGGGTATAAAGAAATTGCTGCAACTATCTACGATGATTCACTTGTATCTGAGGAAGAGATTGAGGAAATTAAGAAAAGTGTTTCTCCTTTGGCTTTTGAAGAAGAATTTTTGGTCAAATTTCTCGACTCATCACTCACTTTTTTCATTGGTTATGAAAACTGCTTTACAGATTATACCTTCAAAGAAAGAGAAAAATGTTGGATTGGAGTGGATTTGTCTTCAACTGGAGAAGATGCCACTGTTGTAACACTCATAAATGAGTCAATGCAAGTAAAACAACATGTAATTGAAGGAAATTTGGATGTAAAGTATAATAAAATTGCAAACATTATCAACAATACGCCAACACTAGTTGCAGCATATCTCGAAAACAATGGTGTAGGTTCACCAATGATAAACGAAATCAAGAAATTGGTGAAGCATAAGAGCAAGTTATATGAGTGGACAACCACAAACTCATCAAAAGAAGAAATTGTGAGTGATTTAGCTGTTAAAATCGCAAATAAAGAGATATTTTTTAACAATGAAGATGGTGGTTTATTCGCTGAATTAGGGTCGTTCATTGTAAAATATACCAAACTTGGACGTATGCAGTTTGAAGCAATGAGTGGAAGACATGACGACAGAATTCTCAGTCTATGCATATCTTTACGTTGCCATAAAGATTTCAAATATAGTGGCAAACCAAACCTTAATTTCGTAAATTCAAACATAAAATTATTCGCATAATGGAAAACAATAAAGAAAATATAATAGATTATGGCAAATGGAGTTGTCCAAAATCATGGGAAGAGTTGGATTTAAAGACTTTCCAAGAAATTGAACGCTACTACAGCGATAAAGAGAAAGAATTTGATATAAGAGAAGTCTTGCACATTCTATGTGGAAAGAGTATCGATGAAGTGAATGCTTTGCCACTAGAGTTTGCTGAGAGATTGATGAAAAGTCTCCAGTGGCTTACAGAGTCACCAAAGTATGGAGAAGCATCACCATACATAATTATTAATGGTGAGAAGTATCAAGTTAATGTGCAAGAGAAGTTGAAGACTGGTGAATATATTTCAGTGGATACAACCATAAAGTCAGACCCACACAATTATGCTGCAATTTTAGCGATATTATGCAGAAAAGAAGGAGAAGTTTATGACAGTAAGTTTGAGAACGAAGTATTGCCATCAAGACTAGAGATGTTTGAGAATGCTCCAATGCTTGAATGTATGATGGTGATAAGTTTTTTTTTAAACTTATGGATAGTATTAAACGAACATACCCAATTGTATATGACGGTAAAGGAAGCTCTAAACCTCACTCGAAAGCATATAGAGACTTTGCACAAAAATGGGGAAGTATCAAAACTCTATATGAAATTGCAGATGAGAAAATTGAAAAAATTGGAGAAATCTATCAACTCTATCTGAGTGACTACTTGCAATATCTCTCATATATGATAGAGAAAAGCGATGCTGATAGAGAGGAAGATGCGTTTCAAGAACAGTTAAGAAGAGCAAAGAAGGGTAGATGAAGAATCTACTCTTTTTTTTATGTTTATATAAAATCAAAAAAACAATGATTTACAAAGAAGTAACAAATATAATAATTAACACATTGTCGAGATTCAAAGGGGTAAATTTCGTTAAATACAGTGGCAATGATTTGATTAACCAGCAGAATAATCATAAGACATTACAATGTTGGATTGATGATGTTTCTTTGCATGAGTTCAACTTAACTGAGAATATAGCAAAAGTCAGTTATGAAATTTACATTCTTGGTTTTCCAGACGATACTAGTGGCAATACAATACTAGATGTACAAGATAGATGCTATGATGTTGCGTTGTATACGTTAGCATATCTAGATTACAACAAAGAATACAACGGTATAGTATCAGTTAGAGATTATAGTATACTCACTTTAAGTAGATTCAGTGACGATTCATCGGCAGGCGTTAAGCTTTCGCTTGTGTTAACCATTCCTAATGGAGTTAACTTGTGTGAACTTGAAGATTGGTTTAACGATGAACCATATACACCAGAGGAAGATAAAGATATTGACGTTCCAACGCATGATGTTGAAGATTTGACAATAAACCCAATTAAACTTCCTAAGAACAGACAATGTTAACGAGGATAATGTATGAATTCGGCAACGATATTGCAAAGATTGTTAGGATGGTTATGGAATCCAATGTTGGTATTAACTCAAAAACTGGTCATAACACTCTATCCCAAAGTGATATATACCGTCAATTATCAGTTATATCAACCTCTGATGGAGATTTGGTGTTTGACATTATGCTCAATGACTACATAACGTATATTGAGAATGGACGTAGGGCTGGAGCTAAATTTCCTCCAATAGAGCCGATTGTACGATGGGCAAGGAAGCATGGTATTCCAACTGACAATTCAACTATATATCTCATTCGTAGGGCTATATCAAGGGATGGAATCAAGCCAAGACCTATAATGGCAAAGGTTTTTGAAGAACTTGATAGAGCTTGGGAAGGTGAATGGAGTGATAGATTATTTAAAATTATAACAGAACAATTAGATAAATTTTTTAATACATAATGGAAATAAAATATAATGGTCAAACAAGAGATGAAGGTATAGTTACCTTTAGTGAAGTTCCAAACATACTTTCTGTCTATGAAGATATTTCTGGCACAAAGGGTACTTTGTCTTTAATAATTCATAGTCCTTGGTCAATAACTGCTGATAGCCAGTATTACTTTACGCTATTTGGTGAAACCATTACGAATGTTCTATCGCCTCAAGATGCCAAGAACAAGAAGTTCTATGTTAGCAATAGCGTTGCTAGTACAGCAATGTCAGTTGCAAGGGCGTTAAGGAGTTGTGGAAGCATTGCTGCTGACTATACCGTTACCACTGGAACTACATCCACCATTGGAGATACCGTATATATAACAGCGAAAGTTATTGGCAAGAAGAATTTCACTAGCAACCTAGACAAGAACATACCAAATGATTACATGACAGTAGCTTTATTGGATGATGGTAGTGCTGATGAGGGTGGTTCAAACTTCTTCAATTCCAAGATTGAGGTTGAAGTATATAATGATGGCAATTACATTACAACACTAGAGAAGAACTTCTATGGCAATGAGTGTGCATTTGATGTGACACCAGTACTAGCAACTCTTACAGAACCAACCAAAGAAAATGAGGCAATATTGCCTTATACATTAAAAGTCAATAAATTGGCGTACAATGGTGATTATACGTCATTAGGTGAAGTCAGTGGTTATACAACTTATGGATATTTAGCAAACCAGAGTGAGAAGTATTTGCCAACTAGTTTGACAATACTTAGCAATAACAAGGTATATGACAGAGGTGGATTGAATTATACAATGGATAGGACAGTTCATTACTCAGTGCTTGCTGGTGGTAACATAGGTTTTCGTTTTGGTGTTACAACTTCAATATATGATAGTGCAATGAATCTCATTGAGAGTGGTTGGACTTATGTTACAGTTCCAACTACCAATCCATCAATTAAAGATTTGCAGTATTCGATACCAGTTAATAGATGGTATACCAATGCTGCTTATTTGGATATACAAGTTAGTAGCAGTGAATCTAATAGAATAAGATTCCAAATCATAAGACCATTGAATTCAGCAGAGGGATGGCAGCGCATATTCTGGCGCAATGAGTATGGTGGAATCAGCTTCTTTGACTTTACGAACACAACTAGTGAATCAGATTCAATTGAAATCGAGACATATGAGAAGAACATCTTCGACTATTACTATTATGACACAGACAGTGGTGATACCTTTGAGCGCAAGAAGATATATTCTTCAAATATAAAAAAGAGTGTAAAAGTGAAGTCACACTTGATGGAGAAAAATGGAAAGTACATCTTCAACTCACTAGCAAGGAGTAAGAAGATTTGGACATATGTTAATGGCAATTGTCACTATATCATTCCAAAAGACTTGGAAGTTGTTGAAGACCAGAACTATAATGATATATTTACAGCAACATTTACGTTTGAGTATTCAGATTTAAGTTAAAAAAACAAATTTTTATGATTTCAAACCAGCATTATTTAGAGATTTATATAAATGACGAGTTAATTGAGCTTGAGTCTCAGAGTGGGCTTAATTTGAGGATTAACAACGTAATCTTCAATCCTACGAAGACCACAACGACTCAAGCTGAGTATTCTTATTCGTTTGATATACCATCAACACCACAAAATGACAAGATATTGGATTATGCAAACAACTTGTCAAAATTGAATAAATTTCATGCTAGATATAAGGCAAAGTTATATGTTGATGGAAACTTGTTATTTAATGGTTCGCTTACAATCCAAAAGTATTCAGCAAAGGAAAAGAAATATACTTGCAACTTGGTTAATATAAAAGTCAATACACTAGAAGAGATTTTTGGTGAAGATAAACTTACAGACATGCACTGGGATGTTCCTTTCTCTGGAGCACCAACCATTAACGAAGTCAATGCGGATATGAATTCAAAATATTTCTTTCCATTGATATCGTATGGAGTGTTCCAGAAGAACTATGTAAGGGCAGACAGTGTTGGTGCAGATTACACTCCAAAATCATCCATCGATAAGTACAACAAATGGTGGATTGAAAGCTTCTATCCTTCGCTTAATATGGTTGAAACAATGCGAAAATGCTTTGAAAACAAGGGTTATAGGGTTGGAGGAAGTGTATTCTCAGACCCATTCATAAAAGACATATTTTCAAGTTGCAATCTTGCACAAGAACAAGTTCCAACATATAACTTGGGTAATCCAAAGTTCGGAAAGTTGTCATTGAATGTAACTTGGAATAACTATGGTTCTAGAGGTGAAAGAGGTGAAGGAACTAGTGGAGGTGTATTCGGTCGAGGCAGAGATGAATATGTTCATACCAACTCTACTGGTGGTCTTGCTCAAACCCTTAAATTTCCATATGAGAAGTGTGGTCCTGGCAACCGTCCAACTGGAACCGTTGATGCTAGGTATAATTTCGATACGATAATGATGTGGAACATGCTAGATTCCACAAACAACTCTGCTGTGACAGTAAATCTAACAAGCGATACATATTTGCTTGACCCAAATGAGCATTTGATTGTTATTCCAACTGATGGTTGGTATAAAATTGATTTGACTTGCAATGCTACATTGTATAACGCTGGTTCTACCATCACAGCACCAATGTGGTATACAAACTTCTATGAAGGGTTTGAATTTGCAAAATATGACAAGACATTACCTTGTTCTTTCAGTTCATTTAAGGGAGGTTATTTCACACCATTGGAGATTCAGTTAATTCGTAATTACGATGAAAATATTGAACTTATTAAGGGCAAGAAAAACGTTATTTATTTCACTGGTGACCCAAATGAAGACGTATATCATTATGAAGGTGGCACATATACATCAGCAACATATTCAAACAAGGTTGAATGGTTAACGAACTTCCCTCATCAAGCTCTGTATGGTTCTAATTCGCCAACTGAAATTGGTGAGCTGAACACTTCAACTCAGATTGCTACAAATCAGTACATTGAGTCATCATCATCAAGTGCTAGCCGCAGAAGTGGTAGTTTTGGTAATGGTGATTTTATGGGTGGAGGCGACAATGGAGGTAATAACTCTGGACAAGCTGGTGCTACAAAGTATAATTCTTATGGTTTTATGTACAAGGATGGTAAGGTTATGCCTTATGACCCAGCTGTTTCTACGGCATTTATATGTGGATTCTCGACAATGAGCGATGGTGTTGCTAGTGTAATGCGTAATGGTAGGTCTTGGAGCAACCTTTCAACCACTGTTAACAAGGTTATGTCCAATGTTGATGGTTTGGAGCTTCATAATTCTGGGTCTGAAATCCTTGATACCAACTATTGTAAGAACACATACAAGAATGCGCCAAATGCTACGTTAAATGTAAATTCTAATTCAATGAATGGCACTATTTCTTGTTGTGTTTATTTAAATAGGAATGACATACTAGAATTATGTGCAATTCAAAGGGACTATGATGGACAGAAATATTCCACATCAGCTAATTGCAGCTTGACTATTGAAGCTGTTTCAGAGCGTTCTGAAGAGTTATTGCGTAGTGATGATGGTTGGTCTTATTATTCACAGACAGAGTTCCCAACACAGCTTAATTTGTTCAACTTCACCAACAATGAAACCAAGGTTAGTGATTGGATTTCAAATATTCAGAAGGCTTTCAATCTAGATATTGTCCAACAAGGCAACAACATTGAGATTAACACCAACCAAGGTATTAAAAAGGACATCACATATGCTATAGACATAGATGATAGGGTCAGTGAAAAAGAATTTGAGAGTGAATTCATCAGTTATCCAAAGGAACTTTCAGTGAAGTATAAGACTGATATTGAAGAATATGGCTTTGAATTGACAGTTCCACAAACGCATATCAATGACGATGATTGGTTTAAGTGGGGAGATAGTGGGTACACTGTAATCCAGTTGAATGATGACTCATATGAAACATCTAAACAAGAGACTTCAACCAATTTTTCATACACTTGGTACATGGATTTTGAATTCAAGCAGATTTTGGACTATGCTTCCAAGACTGAGGACAATCCAAAGATGATAAGGATACCAGTTATTGAAAAATCTGAGTATATGGCAGAAGGATATGGCTATGATGAAGCAATGAAGCATGATGGATATTCATTTGCCCAGAGATTTTGGTATCGTCAACAACCTTCAAACGATTATGTATGGCTAGATTCAGTGCTAAGTAATGGTACACATGAGATTGTATATTTAACTTATACTAAAAATAGCATTAATAATTTCAACTTGAGCTACAAGGACAATGAAAAGTCTCTAGTAACTGAGTATTTTAACATACATCCAATGCTTTCTAGCAACTATGTTAAGGTTGATGTCTACTTGACACCTCAAGAATATATGGATTTGAAGAATGGTGCAATGGTAAGGTATGACAATGATTTGTATTATATAAGCGAGATTGGAGGTTATGACCCAAGTGGTTTTAACTTAACAACTTTGAAATTGATTAAAAAGACCTAATTCATTAGGTCTTTTTTTTATGTTTAATAAAATAATGCAATAAAATGGCAGAAAATAAGAAAGTTTATACAATTCAAATCAATGGTGTCAAGGAAAGTACTGATGCTATTGATAGTTTGAACAAGACTCTCAATACTCTAGACACTAAAATCAAAGAGCTTGAGAGTAAGACAGTCACTGTTTCAAGTAAAGGTGGCTCTTCTAGCGTATTAAGCGAAGAAGCGGCTTTGCAAAAGGAAATTAACAACTTGAAAAATGAAGGTGCGAAGCTTGATGCAAAAATAGCAGCAACTCAGAGTGAAGTCTATCAGAAAGTCCAAGCTACCAAAGACTTATACAAAGAAGCAGTTAATGACCAGAAGCAGCTAGCAGCCCAAGAGAGACTTACAGCAAATGCATATTCCAACACTATGGCTGGTATGAAGCAGCACTTAGCTGACCTTAAGACTGTCATAAACACCACAGACTTAGGTGATAGTGATGCGATAAAGAAGATGACTCAAGAAGCGAATGAGCTGAATGATAAGCTTAAAGAAATCGAAGAGTCATACGGGCAATATGGTCGTTCAGTGGGCAACTATGCTAATGGTGTTGCTGAAGGATTACAAAAGGTCAAAATCAATGTTGGTGGCACTGTAAGAGAGTTCTCAAGTGCTAGGGAAGCTTCTAGGACGTTGAACAACGAGCTTAAGGCTATGGCAGTCAACGGTGATACTACGAGCGATGAATTCAAGCAGTTAAGGGAAGCCGTTATGCAGATGGAAAGTGCAATGAATGATGCTAAGAAGCCGATGGATGACATTATGGACGCAATGGAGTCATTCACAGCTATTGCATCTGTAAGCGAAGGTATAAGTGCTTTATTTGGTGTTGATGATTCTGAAATACAGAGAAGTATCCAAAAGCTTGTGGCTTTACAGAACGCAATGCAAGGTCTTCAGACCATACAGAAACAGCTACATACTGGTGAAGGTATTGGTGGTTGGATAAAACCGTTTACCGCTAGCATTGATAAGGGTACTACAAAACTTCTTATATTCAACAGGGCGTTGCTTGGTACAGGTACTGCTGGAAAGGTTGCTGCAAAAGGTATTAAACTAGCTTCAACAGCCCTTAAGGGTCTTGTGTCTCTGGGTATAATCGCAGTTATATCTGTTGCGATTGAGAAGGTTATGGACTTGGTTGAGTCGTTTAACAAACTTTCAGATGCAAAACAGGCACAGAAGAATGTAGAGGAAGAAATGGCAAAGGCTTATGGTGAGGGTGTGGCAAAACTTACCCACTATAAGAACAAGCTTGATGACTTCAATGGTTCTAAAAAACAGGAGAAGAAACTTGTAGAGGAGCTAAATAATGAATTCGGTACTACACTTGGTACTTACAAGTCTGTTTCAGAGTGGCAGGATGTGATGAAGAAGAAGAGTGAGGCTTATATCAAGACCTTGACACTTCAAGCAAAGGCACAGGCACTTGTCAATGAACTAACTGCTGCATATGGCAAACTAGCCCAGATTGATTTTAAGAAAGCAAGTGGTGATTATGACTCACTGTGGAATAAGTGGTTCGGAAAGAGTTATGATGCTGAAAAGACAGAGATAAACAATCTAATTTCATTCATTACAACGTCTCTTGAAAGTGTTGATAAAGAGATTGAACAACACAACAAGGATAACAAACTTGGTAATTATGCTCCTCAGATTGAGAAGAATACCGATAAGACAAAGAAGGCACTTGAGGAAGAACAGAGGATTCTTAATCAATTGCAAGTAAGACTTATGCAAGACGGTCTCAACAAGAAGCTCAGACAACTTGATGAGGAGGAAAGACAGACCATTAACAAACTCAAGGAGAATGGTAGAAAGACTGGTAACGCCATACAGCAGATAGAGAGGTCTTATGCAACATTGAGATTCAAGGAGATTAACGATTACATCAAGAAACTTGAAATCAGTATAAGGCAAGCTGCTGACAACATATCGAATGTTGAATTCGGAATCAAGGATACAAAGCTGAAGAATCAGATTGCTGAACTCCAGAATATGTTTGAACAGATGTCAAATGACCAGCCTATCAGAAACACCTTAAAGTCATACAGTGAGACCCAGGAGGTTAAAAAGCTCTATAAGGTTGATGACACAAAGATAGAGTTTGCAAGGAGTTATGAGAACCTGTTTAGAATATCTGAAGCTACAAAGAAGGCTGATGAATATTACAAGTTCCTGTCGAACTATGTAAAGGATAAGGACAAACAGCTCTTCCAGGACATTTCTGATTACAGCGAGGCTATCTACAAGGAGACTGACGAGGAGAGAAATGCTGTCTATATGAAGGGTCTTGAAGACACCTTCAAGAAGGTAGAGGCTATTGTTGAGAAGGAGTATGCAAATGAACTGCTTTATATTAGAAACTATACACAGAATGTAAATCAGACGCTTACAGAGTCATTTAGCTACAGGTTGAACTCTGAAAAGGAATACGATAAGCACTACAGACAGGAATTGTTGAAGAATATTGCTGAACAGGGCAAACTCAATAATGTTATTATTAATAACGCAGCAGATGCAGCTACTGAGGCTGAGGAAAAGAGATACCAGGCAGCACAGTTACCTCTTGAAAATATGAAGACAGCTCTTGAGGAAGAAATAAAGAACTTCAAGGCTAGGAACGATTCTGAGGGAAAATCACTGGAAGAACTCAAGAACGAACTGAAGGTCATTAACGACCAGATGGAACAGCAGAGACAACAGCATTACACAAAGCTTGTACAGATTACCGATGACACCAATAATAAACTCAAGAAGAATACTATAGACACTGCCAATCAAATATCAGCAGAGCAGCAGAAGACGTTCGACAATCAGATTACAAATCTTAGGGATGCACAGTCCAAGATAAACGAAATTATGTCGAAGCAACCAGTCTATAACAAACTTGGTGTGGTTGATGTGTCTAAGACCAAAAAACAGTATAAGGAGATTGAAGATGCTGCTAATGCTATGATATTCGAAATAATAACCCAGCAAGCACTCCTTAATGCAGCATTTAGCAAAGGACTCATAAAGCCAGAAGCAATGAACGCCATTAAGTCACAGCTTAATGACCTTATGGCTGAGTTCAAGAAAATGTCTGTTTCAATAAAGCAAGAGTCAGATGACGTTATTCCGAAGTTTATTGAATCAATACAGCCTTACATCCAAGCTGTTGGACAAGCTGCAAACCAGATTCTAAGTTCATTGTCAGAGATTGCTTCAAACCAGTATGAAGCTCAGATTGAGGAGCAAGAGAAGTACATTGAGAAGTATGAGGAATTGCTTGACAAACAGAAGGAAGCAACCCAAAAATATGCTGATGAGGTTAATTCAATTGAGGATGAACTTAAGACAGCAAGAGGTGACAGAAGACAACAGTTGATTGATAACTTGAATGCCCAGATGGCAGCAGAGAGAGCTTCACTTGCACAAGAGAAGAAGATTGAAAAAGAAAAGGAGAAGGCTGAGGAAAGGAAGAAGAAACTAGAACATGACCAAGCCGTTGCAAAGAAGAAAATGGACTTGGCTCAAGCCTACATAAATGCAGCAATGGCTGTATCTATGGCAGCAGTTAACAAGTGGCCAATTCCAGCTATTCCAATGATGGCTCTTGCAGCAGCAGCTGGTGCAGCACAAATTGCAGCAGTGGCATCACAGAACATTCCTTCTTATGGTGATGGTGGTGTAATACAAGGCAAGTCACATGCTCAAGGTGGTGTTAAGGTTCTTGGTGGTAGGGCTGAAGTTGAAGGTGGTGAATTCATTACTAACAAGGTTACAACACAAAACAATGTTGAATTGCTAGACTTTGTGAATTCAAAGAAGAAGAGACTGAACTTGAGCGACTTCATTGAATTCTATGGTGGAGGGCACATTAAGAAGAACATTGAGAACGTTAAAACCAAATTCGCTGATGGTGGTATAATTCCAACGCTAAGAAGCGACATCACATTTAACGATAGATTGCTTCAAAGCTTTGAGGATTATTCAAACAGACCAGTTACAGTTTCAGTTGTTGAGATTAACGACAAGCAAGCTGCTGTTAGGAATGTACAAGTTCTTAGTGGTCTAGAGAATTAATAACAATTGGGAAGTTACTTCGGAAAGTAACTTCCCTTTATTAATGTTTATATAAAACGAATAAAATGGAAAAGTGGAAAGATATTTCAGTTAAGGAAAGATGGCAGATTATCAATGGAACTTCATTGGTTTTTGCTGCAATTATACTATATTTTTTGAGTTTTGCCTTGACTTTGGCAATAGGTTTTGATGTGATTTCAGCAGCTTCAACAATGCTTGCTACTGGTCTTGCATTCTTTGGGATTACATCATATATAAAGAATCAAATGGTTGATTTTGAGACGAAAGTCAATAAAAAAATGAAGAAATTAGAAGATATCGAGCAGCAGAGGAAATATGAATAAATGGTTATCATTAGCGCTTCTGACAGCGTTTCTAGCCATTACCTTCATAGTTGGCTGTAACTATGGGAAAATGCGCTCAGAAACTCAAGAAGCAAGTGATACGATGATTGTAAGTGACACTGTATGGAAAACTGATTCATTTGAGGTTATAAAACCCATTCCAAAGTACATAAAAGTGGTTAAAACTGACACAATCACCAAAGACACTGTTTTAACTAAAGAAAGTAAAACTTATAGTAACATCCTATGCAACGAGGGAGACAGCATCCAACTTCAGACTACTATCAGCGGGTACGAAGCCTCATTAGACTCTGTATCAGCAAAATGGAAAAAGCAAAATGTAACAAAAACAGAATATATAACAGTAACTAATACCATCAAGGAGAAGAAGAAAATAAACATTGGATTGCAAGTTGGGTATGGCATAGGGCTGAAAGATAAGGAGTTCCAGCCATATATTGGTTTAGGACTCCAATACAACTTTTAATGAAAAATGAGTATAGGAATATATAAAAACCCTTGGACTAATCAATATGTAGCTCCTCAAGGCTATGCATTTTATTACCAAGGTGTGAACCAAGGAAGAATTGTCTGGACAGCTTCACCAGAAGGCTATTACGTAGATAAAGACGATAGAATATGAGGAAGATAAATGAAATTATAATACATTGCAGCGCAACAAAGGAAGGGATGAACTTCCATGCGTCAGACATTGACAGATGGCACAAGGAAAGAGGTTGGAAATGCATTGGCTACCATTACGTCATAGACCTCGATGGAACAATTGAAAAGGGAAGAAATGACAACGAAATTGGAAGCCATTGCGTTGGTCATAACAAGAATTCAATTGGAGTAGTATATATTGGAGGACTTGATAAGAATGGTAAGGCAAAGGATACAAGAACAGAAGCACAGAAAGAAGCATTATGGGAGTTACTGAGAGTGTTGCTTATAAAATATCCAACAGCAAATGTATATGGGCATAATGAGTTCGCAAAGAAGGACTGTCCTTGTTTCAATGTGCAAGCTGAATGTGGAATAATCAATTTGAAATAACGCACCGTTTGCTTTTAAGGAATTTCGCAGATTGGAACGTAAATCGAGGGGTGATGAGGTGAACATCACCCTTTTATTGGTTATTTATGTTTATTTAAAACGATTTTGTTATGGCAAAGAAAATAAAGAAATATAAAGTTGGTATTGACAGCGAGACTTATGCTGTAAGTTTGGTTGAAACACCAGCAATAGAATCAGACTTTGTTGCACTTGCAAAGGATGAAGAGGAAAAAATCCAAGCATTCCTTGAGAGTGATGAAAGACATATGGTTTACGGTGCTGCATTGATTCCTGATAAGGATATATACAGAAACAATGGTGAACAAGAGTTCTACATAAGTTTCACAAAGGAATCAATAGAGAAGATGAGTCAAGAATTCATGAAAAACTATCGTCAGAATGAAGTTACACTTGACCATGAAGAAATGGCTAGTGACATCACAATCACAGAGTCTTGGCTTGTGGAAGACCCATACAAAGATAAAGCAAATGCGCTTGGTATCAATGTACCTCAAGGGACTTGGATGATTGGTGTTAAGGTTAACCAAATTGACGTATGGGACAGAATCAAGTCTGGAGAATTGAAAGGATTCTCAGTTGAAAGCATGATTGCCCTTGAAGAATTTAGCAAACAAAATGATAATAATATGATAGAGACAAATGACATGAAGTTTTGGGATAAAATGAAAGAAATCCTAAATGAGGTCTTTTCTTCTACCTCAATGATTGAAAAGAAAGAAGAGCCAATTGAGCCAATTGAGCCAGAGGCATTGGAAGCTCAAGAACCAGCACAAGAACCTCAACCAACTGAAGAACCAAAACAAGTAGAGGAACCAGTGGTTGAAGAGCCAAAACCTCAAGAAGAGCCAAAGCAAGTTGAAGAGCCAAAACCAACTGAGACAGTTGTTGAACAACCAAAAGAGGAAGCTCCAAAGGAAGATACGAAGCATTTGGAAGACTTAATCAACTCTTTGAGAGAAGAGATTAATGCATTGAAAGACATGAACAATGGTCTTACTTCAAAAGTAAAAGAATTGGAGAAAGAACCATCAACGAAACCAGTTAATACAAATGCTAAGCCTTCATCTTCAGATACATATAGTGCATGGAGAGAGCAAATGGCTAAGATGCTTTAAGGGCTACAAATACAAATTTATGTTTAAAATAAAAAATAATAAAATAAAAAAAGATAAACTATAATTAATTATGGCTAATTTCGTTGATTTATCAAACATCACATACTGTGGCAAAGAGGCTCAGGAGATTTTCTCAAAGGATATCTACGACATAGACCTTCGTCAGTATGGAATTACGTTCATGGACGGTGTAAAAGGTAAGATGAAGCTTTATACTGGTGAGATTGGTGATGCATGGCAGTTGTATACTTGTCCATTCACTCCAGCTGGTGCTGCTTCATTGGCTGAGTCGTTCATTGAGCCAGCAGCTATAAAGGTTAACCAAGAGAACTGTTATGACACTTTCTGGAATACCTTCCTTGTTGACCAGACTGAGATTTCATTGAGAGGTGGAATTCCTCAGACTTTTGGTGATTGGTATTTTGACAAGCTTCGTAAGAAGATGTCCAAAGAATATCAAGAGATTTTCTGGCAAGGTGACACTGCTCGCACTGCTACCACTAAAGTTTACTTGAAGGCTACTGATGGTGTTGAGAAGAAACTTTCTGCTCTTCCAAGTGGTAATAAGGTTGCGCTTTCTGCTATTACTGTTGACAACGTAATTGCACAGCTTGAAGCTGTTATCACAAAGGGTATGGATGTTGCTAACGCTGCTGAAGTTGACACTGAAGGCTACAAAGTATTCATGAACCATGCTGATGTAAGAGTGCTTGAAGTTGCTCTTGGTAAGGTTTGTTGCCCAAATAGTGTAAATCAAGTATTTGCTAACTATGCAAGAGAGAATGGCAGAATCTATGTAATGGGTTATGAGATTGTTCCTACTATGCAGTCTAGAAACACTATTATATTTGGTCCTGTTCGTAACTTAGTACTTGGTTATGATACTTTCGATTCTCACATCGAGTACAAGCTCATCAACATGAGAGATACCACTGGTGACAATATGTTCAGAGTACTTGCAATCAGCAACATCGCTGTAGGTATAATCTTGCCTGAGTTGTTTGTATACGCAAATGTATAATTTAGACTCATTTGTCTACTATAAATAGATTTGGTGGGTGAACAATATTGTTCACCTGCCTAAAAAAAAAAGAAGAAAATAATTAAAATCAGAATAACTATAATATTATGGCAATTTGTAATTTAACTAAAGATTTGCTTAAGTCAAATACTTGTGGATATAGCTTACCAGAAGTAAAAGACATTTACGTTGCAAACTATACTGACGTAATTTCTGCTCCAGTTAACTATGACTGCGAAAGTGGCGTAACTGTTTCTGCAATTACTCTTGCTTCTAGTGCTAAGTTCTACCATATTGAACCAGCAAAGAATTCTGTAACTTTCACTGATTCGTTAGTTGTAGAAGACAATGGTAACAAATATCGCACACACACTTTGACTTTCAACTTGAATGGTAAGTACGACAAGGATATGGTTTGCTCAGTTGATGCTCTTGCTCTTGGTCGTTTCTTCGTTGTTGTAAAGACTGCTGACGGTGAGTATCTTGCTCTTGGTCGTACAACTGGTCTTGAAGCTTCAGAACAGTCAATCAACGGTGGAGGTGATACTAATGGTGTTACTGTAACTCTTAGCGAGAATGTAACTGAAAGTGCTGTTCCTTTGGCTCCAGCTGCAATTGAAGTTGTTTTAGGTAACTAATTCATACTAGTATATAATTTTAAGAAAAACTCTCTTTGCTAAAAGGGAGTTTTTTTTTTATGTTTATATAAAATGTATTTTATAATGGAAAAAATCGTAAAAATGGATGGTTTTGTCTATCTCGTAAAAGACTGGGATAGAAAAGGGTTTGAAACTTATCTCAATCTTGGTAAGTATGATGAAGAAACCAAAGAAGATGAAACTCCAAAAAAGAAAACTAAGAAAGACAAGAAACAAGAAGACTAATGGCAGTTAGTAACTACATACCATATGGATGTCAGTACAAGATTGACAAACTTGACAATGTTGTATACATCGTAGCTAAAAATGAAATTGGGGGCATTCACATTGACAATGGTGACGCATATGTCGATGGTGTTGGTTATTACAATGCCATTGATTGCTTGAGTGTGTCATTAAGCGAAAATGAGAGTTTGGACGAACGCTATGAGTTCGTACATACTGTAAATTTCTCTGTAAGAGGGTATCTTAAGATTCATGACTTGAATGACTACTATATAATGCTTAGAGATAAGAACGACACTTATTGGTTAGTCAATCCTTATTTTAAGATAAAGTATACATACACATACACCTTAGACTATAACAGCAACCACACTGATTATGTTGCAAGTGCAAAGTCAAATTTCCCACTTTTGCAAGTGAAGAATTTCACTGCTAATAATGTTAAGCCATGCAATGCTTATGACTATTGCGGTACAGATGTGCTAGCCATAAACGAAGCGGCATATTCCAAATATTCTAATGACAAAGTTATATACACAAACGATGGCTTCTCAGTTGTGAAATACCAGAAGAATAGTTGTGTATTCACTGAACAGTATGATGGTAGTTCATTAAGTCATACCGTAAAGTTTAACATCAGCTTCGATGACTACAAATCGTCTTGGCACTATAACTTGCTAGAGTTTACAGACAACAATTATGCTGCCGTTATTTCAACAAAATGTGGCGTTAACATAGCATGTGGATTTGACGATGGTTTACAGCCTTCATATACTGTCACAGCAAATGATAGCCAATCTATAAACAACATTGAGATTGTACTGAGTGACATACACTCAACAGAAGTTTTGCTTAACATGCCATCAGAACTTCCATTTGAACATGATTCTGGTACAACATGGAACAATGTGCAAGGTGAGTACACTTGTATTGATTCAACAACTGCTGTGTATACCCTTCGACAAGAGTATGACATCTTTGGCAATGCGTTGAACAACTATATGTGTCTTGAAGGCTTTGAAGACAGATATGCAAGCTATCATATTGTGGGTACTTTTACTGATGAGGTGTCATTCTATTGTCCTCAGTGTAGGGCTGAGGAATGTACCTTGCAGACATCATTTCCAAGTAATTTAACATTCTATACCACTGGTTGCAAGACCTTCTCAATAAGGTCAACTAGTGACTTCACAATTGAATCTAATACACCATATATTACAGTATCACCTTCTGCTGGTACTGCAAATCAATCATATTCCGTTACAGTATGCAATTCACAGACTCCAACGTCAACTGCTAATACATATCATTTGACTGTTACTTATTGCAGTGGTTTGACAAAGATATATGATGCAACGGTGGTTACTGAACCAGTAATAGGTTGTTTGCCACAAGGTAGTGAATATAACATAAGTGTATATGCGCAAGATGTCACAATTCCAACAAATTGCTGTATTAAAAGTGTAAGTGCAAGCTGCTGTGTTAGCAATATCCAAATTCAGAATGGGTATGTGAAGTTTAGGGTTGATACTAATGACACTGGTTCTGAACGTACAATTACACTTACATTCATAAAGTGCGATAATACCACAGTTACAGCAAATGTTATGCAAGCTCATTATTATTCGCAATGGGTATATGAAGGTAGACAATGCCATGAAAACCAAATGTGTGCATTGGATAGGATGTACAGTGGTGAAACACAAGACAACATCAATACCCCAACCTATATAACTAGATATAGGGATTGTGAACCTTCTTCTACATGCAGTCAAGCACAGTATAAGTGGGAGAATATGAATCCAAGTGAGGGATACTATTGCAATGATTGTCAAGCACAGTATAAGTGGGAGAATATGAATCCAAATGAAGGCTACTATTGCAATGATTGTAGTGCTGAACCGCAATACAGATGGATTAACCTTGATTTGACATATAATTATTACTGTGAGGGTACTACCAAGTATTACAAGCAGCAGCAACAAATTTCAGTTGATGGAGGCCAGACTTGGGAAAATGTAAGTCCAGCTCAATACAGAAGAGGTGAAAGCGCACAAACTCAATCAAGTGATTGTGGATATATTCCAACAATTAAATACAAATGGGAGAATATGAATCCAAGCACTGATTATTACTGTTTGGATTGTCAACCAGCAATGTATGAATGGAGAAGGATAACTCCAATCAGTGGTGATAGTTCAACATTCGTATGTGATGTTTGTTGTGTTAACCAATACAGATGGGTTGACCTAGACCCAACAGTAGACTATTACTGTAGTGGAACAACCAAGTATTACAAACAACAGAAACAGGTATCTATTGACTGTGGAGAAAGCTGGGATTGGGTAAGTCCAGCAGAATATCAATGGGGTGGAACAGCTCAAACCCAATCAACTGATTGTGGATATGTGCCTCCTACACCAACAACTCCAATAACATATTACTCACCAAGCAAGTTGGATGTCGATTTAACAAGGTTTACACCTGCTGCTACAGGGCATTCATTTAATGATGGTGTAGGTACAATTGAGTTTGCAGAAGCAGTTAAAAGCATTCATTTTCATGCTTTTCATGGTAAAAACATAATGACAGCAATTGAAATACCAGACAGTGTTACAGAGATTGGTGCTTATGCTTTCTCTAGCTGTACAAGTCTTACAAGTATAGATATACCAAATGGTGTTACAAGTATTGAGTTCTTGGCTTTCGCTAATTGTACAAGTTTAACAAGCATAACGATACCAAATAGTGTTACATTTATTGGTGGCGGTGCTTTCAATAATACTCCTTGGTGGAGAAGCTATTCTGCTGATAGGAACAATCATTATGGTAATATAGTTTACATAAATGACATAGCTTATAAGGCAACAGCAACAAGTATAACATCTGTTTCGTTTAGGGAAGGTACTGTAAGTATTGGTGACAATGCTTTCAGTAGTTGCGATAGACTAACAAGTGTAGATATACCAAATAGTGTTACAAAAATTGGTAATGATGCTTTCTATTGTTGTACTAGCCTTACAAGTGTAAACATACCAAGTGGTGTTACAAGTATTGATATAAGAACTTTCCAAGGATGTACTAGTCTTACAAGTATAGATATACCAAATGGTGTTACAAGTATTAACGGTTGGTATGCTTTCCAAGGATGTACTAGTCTTTCAAGTGTTACAATTCCAAGTGGTGTTACATTTATTGATGATTATGCTTTCGAAAATTGTAGAGGTCTTACAAGTGTAACGGTTAATGCAACAACACCTCCAGCATTGGGAAGAGATGTATTCTATGATACAAATAATTGCCCAATCTATGTTCCAGCAGCAAGTGTAGATGCTTATAAATCAGCAAGTGGATGGAGCGCATATGCTTCAAGAATTCAAGCTATACAATAAATAAAAAATACAATATATATATATGGCTAATAAATGTAAATATTACAAGCAAAGAGAGCTTGTTTCATACGATGGAGGAGTCAACTGGACTCCAACTGGTCAGTATCGTCAAGGTGACTTGATTGAATATGAATCAAGTGATTGCCCAGAACCAAGTGGAAGTATAATGTTTTCAGCAAATTATAACAATGGGGCTTCATACAGTGCAGCTTGTGACAGTTCAAGCGCTGTCACAAGTGCGATAACTCAACCAAATGGTTATGATATTAGTTTGATGACTTCAGCGAATCTGGGTGAATGTGCAACAAACCTTGGTGACTATGCGTTGGCAAATGCAACGAGTTTGACTAGTATAACATTCTCGAATAATCTCACTAGCATTGGTGATTCTGCATTTGCTAATTGTAGAAGTCTTCGTAATGTTATAATTCCAGACTCAGTAAGTACAATTGATGGTTGGGCTTTTATCAACTGTAGTGGTCTAACGAGCTGCACAATAGGAATTGGAGTTACTACGATTGGTGCTAATGCATTCCAAAATTCTACAAGTCTAACAAGCATTACAATCAATGCAACAATACCTCCAACACTAGGAACTAGCGCATTCGACAACACAAATAATTGCCCAATCTATGTTCCATGCGCAAGCAAAACCGCATATCAAACCGCATGGAGCGAATATGCTGATAGGATAATGTGCGCAGAGCCAAAGCTAGTTGCACAATACAGTGATTCAACCACATTCAGTTCAACCACCTGTGACGGTACAAGGGTGTTAGAGAGAACGGAAGTGAGAGCGCATACGACATCATATACAGCGATGACTAGCGCAGTAATAAGTGATTGTGTGAGTAGAATCGGTACTTCAGCATTTGGACAGTGTACAAGCCTTACAGCAGTTACCATACCATACAGTGTTACGAGTTTTAGTAGTGCTGCATTCAGCAAATGTTCCAGCTTGCAGAGCCTTACACTTCCACTAGCCACAAATGCAATTGGAGTTTGGAGTTTTGAAGGTTGTACAAGCCTTACAACACTTTCAATACCAAATGCAACCAAGTATATAAACCAAGGAGCATTCCAAAACTGTAGTGGTCTTACAAGTGTAAGCATTGGTACTGGTGTTACTCTCGTAGATTCAGATGCATTCAAAGGCTGTTCAAGCTTAACATCAGTTACAATCAACGCAACCACACCTGCGGAGTTGGGAACTGGCGCATTCGACAACACAAATAATTGCCCAATCTATGTACCATCACAGAGTGTGAACACATATAAGGCAGCAACAAATTGGAGCGATTATGCTTCAAGAATTCAAGCAATACCATAATTTAAGTTAAAACCATAATACATGGCAAATAGATGTAAATATTACAAGGAAGAGGAATACATAAGCCTAGACGGTGGAATTTCTTGGACTGCGATGGGTGTCTACCGAAAGGGAGACCTCATCGAGTCTGGTTCAACTGATTGTGGATATGTACCACCAGTATTTGATGGTAAGTTCAAAGCAACCTATAGCGGAGGACAAACATACAGCGCAGCATGTGATGGAAATACAGAGTTAACAAGTGCAACAACAAAACCAAGTGGTTATGAGTATTCGGCAATGACTGAAGCGATAATTGGTGATTGTGTTACAAGTATTGGTCAATATGCTTTCTCCAATTGTAGTGGTCTTAAAAGTATAACAATACCAAGTGGTGTTACATATATTGGTGGATTAGCTTTCTCCAATTGTAGTGGTCTTACAAGTATAACAGTTGAGGCAACAACACCTCCAACATTTGGAAGGTTTACGCCATTTGGCGGTACTAATGATTGTCCAATCTATGTACCTTGTGAAAGTGTAGAAGCTTATAAAACTGCTTGGAGAGTTTATGAAAGCAGAATTCAGTGTGTAAATCCTCCTACACCAGAATATAGATGGACAAACAGTGGCTGGACTTGTAGCGGAGCTAGTGGTTATGACAAGTATAACCTTCAAGTAAAGGAAGTGAGTTATGATAGCGGAAGCACTTGGAGCGCAGTAACTCCAACTGAAACTCAACTTGGAACGTTGATTGAAGCAAACTCAGAGAATTGTGGCTATATCCCACCGTCAACAACTGTTATAACATATACAGCAAGTGAGAAATTGAATGTTGATTTAGGAAAGTTTAATCCAGCTGCAACGGCAGAGACGTTCTCAAATGGTGTTGGTAATATAGAGTTCAATAGTGATGTAATAACAATTTATAGTAGTGCATTCAATAACAAGAGTGGAATGACAACTATTGAAATACCAAATACAGTTCAGAATATTCAAGGTGAGTCTTTCAGAAATTGTAGTGGGTTATCAAGGTTTAACAGTACCATTGATGGGGTATTCAATATTCCAAGTGGTGTCACAAGTATTGGTAATTGGGCTTTCTTGAGTTGTAAAGCCATGACAGCAATTACCATTCCAAGTTCTAGTAACATTTTATCTAGTGGTGGTGTGTTTGAAAGCTGTTCTAATTTATCAAGATTAAACAGCAATATTGATGGTATGGCAATAATACCATATGGTATTACAAGTATTGGTTGGCAAGCTTTCTGGCATTGCAATTTAGGTAACGTTATAATTCCAGATAGTGTGACAAGCATTGGTTATAATGCTTTCTATCGTTGTAGTGGTCTTACAAGTTGTACAATTGGTAGTGGCGTTACAAGTATTGGTAATAATGCTTTCGCTGCTTGCCGTAATTTAACAAGTTGCACAATTGGTAGTAGTGTTGCAAACATCGAATATTCGGCATTTGAGTATTGTAGTGGTTTAACAAGTATTACTTGTCTTGCAACAACACCACCATCGTTAGGTGCTGATGTATTTCGTCAAACCAATGGTTATTTTGCAATTTATGTTCCATGCGAGAGTGTAGATGCTTATAAATCAGCAAGTGGATGGAGCGCATATGCTGATAGAATACTCTGTGTGCCACCACAACCGATAACTTCAATCACATATACAGCAAGTGAGAAATTGAATGTTGATTTAAAAAAGTTTTTCCCAGTTGCAACGGCACACACATTTGCTGATGGTGTTGGGCAATTTGAGTTTGCAAGCGGTGTTACAAGGATTGGAAAAGATACTTTCTATTATTGTACTAGCCTTACAAGTATAGATATACCTGATAGTGTTACAAGTATTGGTGAGAGTGCTTTCCAAAACTGTAGTAGTCTTACAAGTATAACATGTGAGGCAACAACACCTCCAACATTGGGAAGTGGTGCACTCTATGCCACTAATAATTGTCCAATCTATGTACCAAGTGGAAGTGTAAATGCATATAAGACAGCAAGTAGATGGAGTTATTATGCTAGTAGAATTCAAGCACTGCCTTAATAATTAAACCTAGACTTTGTAGTCTAGGTTTTTTATGTTTATATAAACGATAATTATTATGACATGTAATTGTGAAGGAAAAACTTATAACATAGGAATGGGGTGCTGCGTTCCAGTACTAGCTCCTATTGAGAATTATTACACAAAGACTCAAGTTAATCAAATGTTTAATGATTTGGTTAGTATTGATGATAACGGGATAATACACTTCAAGCACTATGAGTAAAATAGCATATGGAATTGAAATAGGTGGTGAAGTATATGAGTTCACTTCATCTAGTGGCGTAACTAGTGGTGTAGTACAAACGATGATTGATGAAAGCATCAGTGGCAAAGCTGATGTATCTGAAGTTGAAGCAATCAGTGCTGAAGTACAAACAATCAGTGCTGCAACAAGTGATGATGTAACAAGCGGTGAGGTTGAAACCATGATTGCTGCTGCTGTGAGCGATTTAGAGGCTGCTGACAGCGTTATAAGTGGTGCTGTGGATGATTTATCGTCTGACCTTGCACAAGAGGCTCAGAGGGCTTTATCTGCTGAAACAGCACTCGATACAAAGATTAATGGCAAGCAGAATCAACTTACAGCTGGTACTGGTATTTCAATCGAAAATGATGTTATCAGTGTAACAGCAACATCACCAACGGTTGACGCTTATACAAAGGCTGAGTCAGATGCAAAGTTTGCTACAATAACAAACTTCAATTCACACAGTGGAAATACTAGCATCCATGTAACAGCAAGTGAAAAATCAACTTGGAATAACAAGTCTGATTTCAGTGGAAATTACAACGACTTAACGAATAAACCAACAATTCCATCCATATGGAGTGGTACAAAAGCCCAATATGATGCCATTCCTGTAAAAGACATTAATACTATATATCTAATACAAGAATAATATGATTGCATATCAAAATTTAAGTGGTTTTACAGAAATATGGTATCAAGAAAGACCAGTTCAAGAGGTATATAGCAATACTTCAAAAGTCTGGCCAACTAATACAAAGTTCTCTGCAACATACATTGGTGGTCAAACTTATACAAAAAATTGTGATGGAAATACAGAGTTAACAACTGCAACAACCAAACCAAGTGGTTATGAGTATTCGGCAATGACTTCTGCTGAGATTGGAGATTGTGTTACAAGTATTGGTGATTATGCTTTCAGTAGTTGCAGTACGATGACAAGTGTAACTATTCCAGACAGTGTTACAGAGATTGGTTATAGAGCTTTCTATGGATGTAGTAGTCTTACAAGTATAACCATTCCAAACAGTGTACAAACTATTGGACAACAAGCTTTCCAAGGTTGTAGTAGTCTTACAAGTTGTACAATAGGTAGTGGCGTTACAAGTATTGGTCAATATGCTTTCAGAGATTGCACTAGTCTTCCAAATATAGACATACCAGACAGTGTTACAGAGATTGGTTATAGAGCTTTCTATGGATGTAGTAGTCTTACAAGTATAACAATACCAAGTGGTGTTACATATATTGGTACGGATGCTTTCGGTGGTTGTAGTGGTTTAACCTCAATGTCTGTAGATGCGAACAACACAGTGTATGATTCTCGCAACAACTGTAACGCAATTATAGAGACAGCCACAAACACACTTCTTTATGGCTGTCAGAACACTGTAATTCCAAACTCAGTTACAAGTATTGGTAGTTGGGCTTTCAATGGTTGTAGTAGTCTTACAAGTATAGATATACCAAACAGTGTTACAAGTATTGGTGAGAGGGCTTTCCAAGGTTGTAGTGGTCTTACAAGTGTTACTATTCCTAGTGGGGTAACGAGCATTGGTGGTAATGCTTTCACTAATTGTAGTGGATTACAAAGCATTACTTGTCTTGCGACAACACCTCCAACACTAGGAAGTAGAGCGTTTAATAACACCAATAATTGTCCAATTTATGTTCTTTGTGAATCATTAGAAGCTTATAAGACTGCTTGGAGTGCTTATGCTGATAGAATTCAATGTGTACCATCATTTGATGGTAAATTCAAAGCAACATATAGCGATGGACAAACATACAGTGCAGAGTGTACAAGCCAAGATGAAGCATTAACAACTGCAACAACCAAACCAAGTGGTTATGAGTATTCGGCAATGACTTCTGCTGAAATTGGAGATTGTGTTACCAGTATTGGTCAATCTGCTTTCCAAAATTGTTATAGGCTTACAGGTGTGACATTAGGAAATAGTGTTACAAGTATTGGTAAACAAGCTTTCTTCAAATGTGAAAGACTTACAAATATAGATATTCCAAGTGGTGTTATACGTATTAGTGATTGGGCTTTCTATAGTTGTAGTAGTCTTACAAGTGTAACAATACCTAATAGTGTTACAAGTATTGGTGAATATGCTTTTGTTGGGTGTTATAGTCTTACAAGTTGTACAATAGGTAGTGGTGTTACAAGTATTGGTGGTGATGCTTTCTATGATTGTAGAAGCCTTACAAGTATAACAGTTAATGCAACTACACCTCCAATACTAGGAAGTAGAGCGTTTAATAACACCAATAATTGTCCAATCTACGTTCTAGCAGCGAGCGTTGAAGCTTATAAAACTGCAAGTGGTTGGAGTACTTATGCTGACAGAATTCAACCTATTTCATAAAACTTATGTTTAAATAAAGTACTTTTATGATAGAAAATTATGACGATATAATGCAAGAATGGATTGCCCCACATCAAGGATGCAGTGGAACTATGACGATAACGCCAGATGTTGATTTGAAGAGGTGGGCAGTACAACAAACCATCACAGTTCTTGCAAATGCTGATTACTATTACACAAGGGCTGAAGTTGACAAGCTACTTGAAGAAATTACAACTAGTGCTGTCACAAGGGAAGAAGTAGAAGAGATGATTCAGCGAGCAATTGCGACAAAAGCAGACCAAGCACAAGTTGATGCAATTGCAGAGCAAGTAAGGCAGAACACTGAAAGGCTTTTGAATACTTACACAAAAGATGAAACTAATTCTCTTCTATCATCTTATATGACTAAACTAGATGCGTTAAACATGAGAAATAACTATGCGAAAGTAGAAAATGACACTCTTGTTTTAAACTCTGAATTCATAACAATTTAATATATTAAATTATGGCAAATCTTGACAAAATAAAACTTAGTGGCGTAACATATAATATTGTTGACTCGTCTGCTGTACATAGCTTAGAAGGTTATGCAACAGAGAATTATGTTACTGCTGCAACCAACGCACTTGCAGAATCTATAGCAGAGCAAGGCTATCAAACTAGTGGAGATGTTCAGAATGCAATCACTGCTGCTACAACTCCAATCAATAACACTCTTACAGCACATACAGCAAACACTGATATACATGTGACTGTTGCTGATAAGACAGCATGGAATGCAAAACTCGATGAAGCTGATGTTGCTGGTTTATTTGGCAATGTGAACTATGATAGTACCACTCAGAGAATCAATTTCTATCATGAATCAACTGGTGGAACTGTACTTGCATATATCGATGCTTCAGACTTCGTTAAAGATGCTTTCCTTGATTCAGTTGTTGTTGAGAATCGAGTTATTGAAGGTGAATCAGTACCTTGTCTTGTGTTCACATGGAACACTGATGCAGGAAAGTCTGAAACAGTTATTCCAATCGGTGGTGTATTTGACCCAACAAACTATTACACAAAAGCTCAAGTTGATGATGAAATAGAAGCTGCTACAAGTGGAAAAGCTGAAACTTCTGCTGTGACTCAAGTTAATGATGCATTAACTGCTCATACTGCTGATACTACAATCCATGTAACATCAAGTGATAAGACCACATGGAATGGTAAACAAGATGCATTGGTAAATCAAGTGAATATTAAAAGTATAAATGGTACTTCCTTGTTAGGCTCTGGTGATTTACAAGTTCAATCACTACCAACGGTTGAAGGTACAACTTTAATATTCTAGTTAATTCTTTCATAACAATATAGATAAATGTCAAAAGGTGAGACGCAAGTTAATTTTGCATCTCGCCTTTTCTTATGTTTAATTAAAATCGATTTTTTATTATGAGCAATATTAATACGATAAGACTTAGCGGTACAACTTACCAGATTGAAGATAGCAATGCACCAAAGACTGTTGAGCTTACACAAGCACAGTACGATGCATTAGTGGATAAAGACCCAAATACTTTCTATGTCATAACAGATGCTGAAGCTGGTGACTTAACAAACTATTATACCAAAACTGAAACCAATACATTGCTTGGTGATAAAGCAGATACTGCAACAACTTATACCAAGACTGAAGTTGATAATGCTATCACTGCTGCAACATCTACAAAGCAAGATACATTGGTCAGCTCACAGAATATCAAGACCATCAACAATGAAAGCATCTTGGGTAGTGGAAACATTGATATTCAAGGCGGTTCATCATATACTGGTGTTAGTGGTGTAACCATCAACAACAACAATGAAATATATTATGATGGTATTTATAAAACTTGGTTAACTTCCAACCATTCTAATGATTATGCTGTTTATTGGTTTAGAGGTAGAAATGCAAAAATATGGATTTCTGATACAGCCCCTACATCTAGTAATATGCATTGGCTAAGAACTCAGTTTTCATTTGGTGGGGTGAATAATTTGGGAAGTAGTAATGGTGCTGTTGCATTTGGACAAGGAATTAATATTAGTGGCTTTTATGCAAGTTCTTTTGGGCAGTACAATGATTCTAAAAATCAAGTAGAGTTTTCTGTTGGCCAGTATAATACAAGTTCAACAGCATCTACAACCTTTGGTGATAGTGGTAATACATTATTCTCAGTTGGTAATGGTACTGCTGATAATGCAAGACATAATGCATTTGAAATAAGGCAGAATGGTGATATATATCTCTCTTCTGGTGGAACTGACATCAAACTTCAAGACCATCTTGGTGGTGGAGGTGGTTCATCATATACAGCTGGTGATGGTATTGATATTACAAATGATGTTATCAGTGTAACTGGTATGACTGCTGAATCAGCATTCACAGCCCATACTGCTGATACAAATGTGCATACAACAGCAGCAGAAAAAACATCTTGGAATGGTGCTGTAACAAACGCTTCAAACGCTATTACTGCATTAGGTGGATTAAGCCTTGTCAAGTTAACTCAAGCAGAGTATGATGCTCTTGCTACCAAGGATTCAAATGTTTTGTATGTAATTGTAGGTTAATGTTATGTCATAAAAATAATGAATTTAAAAATTAAAAAATATGGCAGATACAATTAAAATAGGAAACCTAGAAATTGATAATTTGAAGGTCGGCACTTTAAGTGTCGATGCTTTATACATTGGTGATGTGAAAATATATCCATCAACACCACCTCCTACTGGTTCTACTTGTTATGAAGTAATATCAACACCGATTACATCATACACATCAACCACATATGATTCAGTATATTCACATACTGATGAAAAATGGTACATGTTGAATAATCTCAATCAATATGAAGAGTATGGCATATATGATATAGTCGAAAATATATCTTCAGCAACCACATATGAAGGCAAACTAGGTGTAGTTGGAACAACTGAATACCAATACAGTGGAGGCTCATGGAGCATTGTTGGTTCTTATGTTGTTTCATCAGTGACATATACAATTGATAATACAAGTCCATCACCTTATGTTGGTGAAACTCTATCAACAACATTCAAAATACCATATGCTGATGTTGAAACAATTATATGGGTTGATTTAAATATAAGAAGCAACGATGGTAGTAGATTACAAATTAGTCTTAATACTGGTGGATTTGCAGACTATGTATATGATACATATAAAGGTACTGTAACAAATGATGGTGAGTATTTTTATCTATCTTTGCCATCTGAAGCCCCATCAAGCATTGTGATTGACAGCATAAATTATTGGAATTCAACACCAATCCATCTTATTGTAGGTTCAAAACAAGCATCAGTTGAATATTCAACAAAGACAACACCTTCTTCAGCTTTGACATATTCAAGTGTTGCTGATATGGAGGCTGTTTCTTGTCCTACAGTTGGTGTTGGCCAGTATTGTTACACAAATGGTCAAGCATATAAGTATAGTAGTAATGAAGAATGGGTTACAGCACAAGATTCAGAGCTAGCTGTTAAGGGTGTATTTGTTGATGGTACTGCAAAAATGTTACCTGTAGGGGCAATCACTTCAATTCCTAAAAACTTAATTATAAGTGGACAAAATAGTGGAAATTATGATTATACTTTAAAATCAGTATATGTTGGAAATGGAGTAACTAGTATCGGTAGTGAAGCTTTTACCTCTTGCAAAGGCATAACTAGTGTAACTTTGTCTGATGATGTTACAACTATAGGCGGTGATTCATTCTGGGCTGACTCAGGAATATTAAGATTTAATAGCGACACTAATGGAGTGATGAATATTTCTGATAGTGTTACAAGTATTAGTAGTTATGCTTTTACTAATTTGAATAGTATCACAACGTTGAACATTGGTAGTGGAATGACAGTTATAGAAGGTAGTGTTTTTCCAAGTATGATTGGATTAACAGCAGTCACTATACCTAATACAATTACAAAAATTGGTTCAGCAGCATTCTATAATTGTTATAGTCTTAAAACAGTAATAATTCCAAGTGGTGTAACTCGTATTGAAGCTGGGGCATTTAGACAATGTAGTGGTCTTACAAAAGTGTGTTGTTTAGCGACAACACCACCTACAATGACTAGTAATAATGTTTTTGAAAGTACCAACAACTGCCCAATATATGTTCCTTCACAATCAGTTAGCGCATATAAGTCTGCAACAAACTGGTCAACTTATGCTTCAAGAATTCAAGCAATACCAAATAGTTAAATAGATTATGATTAAATATAATAATTCAGATATAAGCAAATGGTATTTCGATACATCTGATATTATAAAGGTGTATCGCAATAATGCCGTTTGTTACTATAAGGTTAGTTCAACCTCACCTACAGCACAGACACCATGTTATGCGGTTGTTGACGATATTACACAATACCAAGATACAGAGTTTGAGGATGTATATGACAAAGCAACTGAGAAATGGTATAAGTTGAACAATCTTAACCAATATGAAGAATATGGTATATATGGTAGTGGAAGAACCATCACTTACTATGAAGGAAAGTTGACCATTGATGGAGATTATGAATATCAATACAGTGGTGGCTCTTGGGTTAACGTTGGAGAAGTCAGTGGAAGCACAAGCCAAACAGTATGGTTTGACCCACCATCAAGTGGTGATAATGCAAAATTTGATATTGGACACTATTGGGGAGAAAACTATAAGATGATATTTACAGCATATCTTCAGGGTTCATATTCTAGTGATATAGGGTCTTTTTGGATTGATAATAATAAATCTCCAATTGAATATCATTTTTATAGTAATGGATTTTACTATGATTTACATAACCCAACATCAACCACAAGTCCTTCCGTTTATACTGGTGACTACAGTTATCGTATAATGAAAAACAGCACTCTTAGAAACTATGAAAACAGTCAAATTTTGAACATAATACTTACATATGGTACTGTTAGAGTTGAACTTGAAGAAACTGGTACTGCAATAGTTACAGGCTCAACTAGTGTAGCAAGCCAAAGCTGGTATGATGGATTATATGAACCTTCCATATCATTATCAAGCAATCAAAAATGTCATATAAGCAGAATACAAGTGTATAATGCAAGTAATGTACTTGTCAATGACCTTAAGTTTATCAAAAACAATACAACTGGTTCTCAAGAGATTTCAATGTATGATAGTGTTTTGAATGTTACATATAATAACACCAACTCAAATACACCAACTTATCATATTGTGGAAGACGGAGGCACTACTGTTATATATCCAATGTATTATGATGAAATCCAAGACCCTCCAAATAATCTTTCGTTCTCTTCAATGACTGAAGCAGAGGATTATGAATGTCCTTGGGTTGGAATGACAGCAACCATTGATGGTGATAAGTATGTATTCAGCGGTGATTCACAGAGTGGGTACGAGTGGGTTTATAATCCATCAAGATTACCAGACGGTTATACATAGGTTGAATACATAGAGAATACTGGAACTTCATATGTCAATACAAACTATTATCCAAACCAAGATACAAGGGTCGTAATGCAGTATCAAATGGTTACAGATAGTGGTGCTGGACGTTTCTGGGGTGCAGGTGCTTGGAACTCTGCAACTGGTATAGAGCCAAACTATGAAAACGGATATTTACAGATATCTTGGCTAGGTAAAACATCTTGGACAAAGTTCAACAATGTAACATCAGATTACAATAAGCATTTGTTAGACTTGAACAAGAATTACCTATATCTTGATGAAACATTGGTTGGTTCAAATACATACACAACAAGAACTGCAAGTGATAACCTTGGTGTCTTCACTTACATAGGTAGTGGTAGACCATCTTCAAGCAGTTATTGGGGTCAAGAACACTTTAAAGGTAAACTGTTCTCGTTCCAGGTCTATGATAATGGCACATTGGTAAGAGACCTTGTTCCATGTATAAGAGATAATGATAATGAGGTTGGAGCATATGACCTTGTAAACGATGTATTCTATACAGTACCAACAGGATATACAACAGATAAGTTGGTTGCAGGAGACCCTGTATAATTTTCAAAAGGGAATGGATGAAAATCTATCCCCTTTTTTTATGTTTAATTAAAAATAAATTCGAAAAAATTCAAATAAATATGGCAGAAATTGCAAAAAAAGTAGGAAGACCAAAAGGTAGCGTTAAGAAACCGCAATCTAGTGGTGGAGTTTTCATTACAAAATTCGAAAAGCAAATTGAAGGAAGTGCGGTTACTCGAAAAAATGCTCTTGGATGGGTCAATTGGGGCCTCAAAAACAACTATCCAAATTTATTGTTGGATTTGTATAACCAAAGTCCAACACATCGTTCATCAGTTAATTTTGCAGTCCAGTCAATACTAGGAAACGGTGTTGATTTCGAACAAATGAAACTTAATGGTGATGAAGTTGTGCCAAACTATGCCCAGACATGGGATGAGGTAATTAAGTCTCTAGCAACTGATTATATTCTCTATGGCTCTTATGCTTTGCAGATAATTTTAAACAAAGATGGCAAGACTTGTTCATTCTGGCATATGCCGCTTGATAAAGTACGCTGGTCAGAGTATGATGAAGATGGACAAATAACTTCATACTGGATTTCAAACGATTGGACTGCATTGGGACAATATCCTCCAGTACAGATTGAAGCGTTTGACATGAAAGCAGATATGAAGCTTCAAAAAGGCGTTCCATACTTGTATGTATATAGAGCATATAGTCCAACGATGACATATTATACCCAGCCACACTACGCTGCTGCAATAAAAGCAATCCAAGCTGAAATTGAATATTGCAACTATGACTTGAAGAATATTGTCAATGGGTTCACTCCAAGTGGTGTTCTGACACTTCCAGAGGTTGAGACTGATGAAGAGAGACAAGCAATCATACAGAACGTAACAAAGATGTTCCAAGGTTCTGAGAACGCCAACAGTGTTATGATTACATTCCGTAATAATGTTGAAGATAAGGGAGTTGAATACGTACCATTTACCAATAGCACTGGAAACGTTAATCTATATGCTGATGCAAACCAGAGAGTGATAAACAGAATTCTTGCAGCACATCAAATACCAAATGCAGCATTGATAGGAATGCCAGACATTGGAAATAGCGGTTTCTCATCAGAAGCGGATAAGCTTGAAGTAAGTTACCAACTGTATAACAAACTCACTGGCAATTATAACCGTATGGCTGTCATCAGAACGCTTAACCAAATGCTTAAGCTAAATGGCGTTGATACTGAAATCATCATGAAACAATTGTCATTCAATGATTTTGAAAATGATGCTGATGTCAAAGAACGTACAAGTTCAACTGATGTCAATGAAAAAGATGTTGATGAAAATAACGTAGAAGAACAAACAGCTAGTAAAAAATAATGAGGTACGTCACTGTACCTCATTTATTTTATTAATATAATCATCATAATTACGTTTACCTCTGTTTCTGTTGCATTTTTCACAACAAGGAACAACATTATCCATTGTATGAGGCTTTGAATTATCAATTCTATCACACCCTATTTTTGTCCAGTCTGAATCACCGCAGTAATGGCAAGGTCGAGAAAAAATGTTTTCAACAATCCATTGAGCAGTTAAATCACAATCTCCTCTGTTGTGTATTTTGTCTGAATATTTGTATCCACCAAGTAGCATTGAGGCTCTACCAATTTTAGTTGAACGATAACATTTTTGCCAATCTGGATTTTTGTCTTTCCAAATTTGGGTTGCATTGTTGTGGTATTCTCTGTGGTCTTTTGCCCACTTTTTGTTATATTCTTTTTGTTTTTCTCTGTTTTTCAAAAACCATTTTCTTTTGCTTGCTCTATCAGCCTCTTTTCTCTCTTCTTCAGTTAAATATTTCTTATGTGCTCCCATATAATTTTATGTTTATTTTAGCATTAGATTATCAATTTTTGCAAATATATATAAAATTATTTAAAATACCAAATTATTATGTCAAATATAATTAACAAAGCTCTGTTGGCTAAATATTCACCTTTACCAACTAATTATGATTTTTCAGAAATCATGAACTATGTTCCAGTTGCTCAAGCAATATGGGTACGTCCTTTGATTGGTGACGTTCTCATGGATGAATTGGAAGAACAAGTGGAGAATAACAATATATCAGAAGCAAATCAAGCTCTTATGACAGAAGGCATGTTGCTGCAATACCTTTCATATGCTGTATGTTTGGAAGGTCTTAGTTTTATTTGGTCACATGCTAGTGCCGTAGGTTTAACACTAGGGAAATCTGACAATTCTGACTCATTATCTTTAAAATCTTTAACACATGTAGAAGCGCATTTGCGCAGACAAGTAGAATTCCTAAAGGATTATGTGAAAAAGTATATATGCCAAAGACCAGATTATTTCCCACAAGTATGCGCATGTGAATGTGAATGTGGTTGTGCAATGAATCCTAAATTGAACAACCCTAATCCTATGTTCCAACTCTATTCACCTCGCAGAAAATGTACTGACATAAAATAAGTAAATTGTGTTGACAAATGAGAACTTGTGTTGTAACTATGGCAAGATTGGAAGGAAGATACTTGCCAGAATTTATTGAGCATTATAAATCTCTTGGATTTACCAACATCATCTTTTGTGATAACAACCACAGTGATGATAATGAGGACGTAAAGGGCATTTTAAAGCCCTATGAAGGCTTTGTAATCTATGAGGGGTATGTTGATAAGGTAGGGTATCAGATGCGCTGTTACAGCGAGATTTATGAGAAATATAAGAATGACTATGATTGGTTCTTCTTCTGCGATATTGATGAACATCTTTACCTTGAGAACCATAAAACAATTGATGAGTTCTTGCAAGACAAGCAAGACTTTGATTGCGTCTTAATCAACTGGCTCTGCTATGGTGATTGTGAACAGATTGAAGCAGATTATACCAAACCATTGAAGGAGAGGTTTACATACCCACTTCCATTGAATCTATGCGTTCAGTACCAATTCTCAGAAAATGCACACATCAAGAGCATTGTAAAGGGTGGCATCAATGTGGTCTTTTACGGCAATCCTCACATCCCATCAACACCATTGAGATGCTGCAATGCAAATGGTGTGCAAGTTGATAACAGACCTTGGCAGAACATTGATTATACCAATGCACACATCAAGCACTATGTTACCAAATCCTTGGAAGAGTGGTGTACAAATAAGATGGCAAGAGGTACAGCAGACCGAGATTACCAAACCTTCATCAAGTTCTACAGCAACAGATACTTCCAATATAACAAAAGAACCAAGGAAAAGGAAGACTTCATACGCACACATGAGAAAGAAAGAAGAACATAGTAAAAGAAAGAAAGCCTCAGAAATCGTCTCTGAGGCTTTAATTTTATGTCACCTTGACAACTGTCCACTCATACCATAAAACCTCGTTAGAACGGCTGGAAATGGTCTTAAATGACATCTAGTAGTTACATATTTTAAACTAGAATGGGTGTCTTTATTTTAAATCTAAAACAAAAAGAACCTAAGTACGGTTTTTCTCCGACCTAGGTTCTGTGCAAGATACTTCCATCTTGCCTAGCATATAATAATTAACTAAAAACTGAGTTCTCAATCAGTCTTGTAAAAATTTCTCAACTTTCCCTTCAATTGCCATTTGTCTCTTAATGTAGACTCCCATTGAAACCAAGGCGTTACGGCAATACCATCCCTTGTGTAATATTCATACGCTTTGTAAGTCATCAGAAAGGTAAGTCGTTTATATCATTATTTGAAACAACCACCTTTTTCATTTGTGAACGTTCTTCAAGGCTTACTTGAATCCTCTTAAGCAATAACTTGAGGTCATCATCACTCATATCCGTAATATCACTAGAAGATTGTTTCTTCTCTTCCTTGGTTTCTTTGTTCCAAGTTGCTTCTTTCGCCATTGGAATGCCATTACCATCCTTAATTTTTTCCATTGGAATATTGAAATATCGCTGGAACGTCTCAGCATTCAAATTCGCAACCCAAGTCTGGTCAACCCTCTTGATGTCAATTAAATGAACATCTTCCAAAGTCTGGATGCACAACTCAATAACCTCTTCATCCATGTGTAAGAACTTTGACATTTGATGAACATACAACTTGATGTCCAATTGACTTTGCCATCCCAAAATCCACATTAAGCATTTTAAAACTCTCGCATCCAAGCTACATATCAATTGCTGGCTTGGATAAATTCTCTTTGTCTTGTTTTCCATTTTCTCAGTTTTTAAATTATTAGTAAATAAAAATGGCAGTTTTGAAGGAGATGCTGCCAAACTCAAAGAAACTTATAGAACAATACTTACATCAGAGTGTGAAACATGGTTAACATTTGTTGTTTCACAATGCAAAGATATATCCTTTTTTTTTAATTTCCAAATTTTTGACCAACTTTTTTAAAAAATGTTAATGAAAAATCCACAAATGCAAAATTGCCAAAAATTATTTTTTGTTGTAATATCCTAGTCCACAGATTGTTACAAAATATTTTTAAAAAAATATCCAATTTGAAGAAACTTTCCAAACTATTGTGATATTTATATAAAAAAGATGTCGAAAAATTTGGAATTGTCCAGATTTTTTTATATCTTTGCATAAATGAAAGGGAATTGAAAAAGCGACTGAATAAGTAAAAGGATATAGGTTGCGAAGAACATCAAACTCCAGATAATCACTTGCGAGCAACCGTAACAAGGAAAACTGTTAAAGCT